GCGCGTCTGGATCAGGATAACAGCCCCACCCGGCATCAGGCGGGTGTAAGCGGTTGACGTGTACCAGTTCCAGATCGTGTCCCGCCGCAGCTCGCTCTCGGCTTCCTCACGGTCCTTCACAGGGTCATCGATCAGCAGGATGTGCGCGCCGCGACCAGTGACCGCTGTGCCGACACCGGCGGCGACATAGGCCCCGCCCGCGTCCGTGTTCCACCTGCCGGCCGCGCGGCTGTCCTCTGCCAGCTTCACGTTGAACAGGCGGCTGAACTCGTTCGTCTTGATGATGTTGCGAACCTCGCGCCCGAAGTCTGAGGCCAGGTCCGAGTTGTAAGACGCCGCGATAATTTGCTTCTGCGGGTTCCGGCCCATGTACCAAGCGGGAAAGCGCCTCGAGGCCAGTTCCGACTTGCCGTGCCTTGGCGGCATGAAGATCATCAGGCGGTCGATCTCGCCCCGTTCAACTGCTTCCAGCTTCTCGGCTATCTCCGAATGAGGCGGGGCGGGCTCATAGGCGTGGTTGGTGTATTCAGTGAACGGGATCAGACCCCTTCGCGCGTGACGCCTCCGCAATAGCTCCTGCGCTGCCATTGCTGGCGATATAGGCGAGTTGTGCGTCTTCAAGCTCTGCTGGGTCATTCAGGTTTCTGACAACATGTTCAGTGGTTTCTCTCCACCCCATGCGGCGCGCAGCCCATAGCGTGCAGGCCCAGCTTTCCCCGCGCTTGGCTGCTTCGAAGATCTTGCCGCCGACAATCGTGTTGGCTTCGCTGGCGCCATAGTCCAGGTCATCGCGATAGCAGCGGTGCAGCGTCTCAAGGCTCATCTTCAGCACGCCTGCCATCTGTGCGTGCGGAATGCCAATGGCAGACATGATCTTGATCTTGGCGTGCAATTCCTCGCGCGGGTGCTCTTGCCCCTTCTTAGGCCGGGACATGGTTCTGCTTCCTGTGAGCCGGGCTTATGATCTTCGGGGCAATGGCGCCCCAGTTAACCTGGTGGTGTAGGCGCTTCCGGTTGTCGCCCATCAGCGTGATCTTCACCGCGCTTGGGGCGACGATCACGGAATAGAATGATTTCACGTAGGTGCCGAAGGCCTTGTAGATATCCGTCAGGCCGCCGGCGTTTTCCTGCGTGTTGCCCTGATCGAGCGAGAACAGGGTGGTTGATAGAAACACGCGCGAGCCGTCACGCTGAAGCAGGCTGCTGTTGACGTCGTCATTGAGCTTGCCGAGGAACTTGAACGGCCGGTCGACGTCGCACAGGAAAAAGTTCATGGCCTTGCGCTTCCACTTGCCCACCTTGCCCTCACCGCCGCCGATGAAGTCGCCGCCTTGGCAGATGGCGAACGTGGTGAGGTAGGGCACGGACGCATAGAAACGGAGGAGCAACGCGAATACCGTGTCTAGGTCGTGAATTATGGTGGTGGTCTTGTTGTTCTGCCACTCCTCGCGGAAGCGGAACGCGAAGTGATAGTAATCGTCATCGAGTTGCACAAAGTACCGGAAGCCGGCCGCGCGCACCAACTCATGAACCGCATTGCGGGCATAGAGCACGGAACGCCGCTCGGGGAAGTTGTCCACCTCGTCCGCCGGGTCGTAAACGTCTTCTTTCGAGAACACGATCAGCTCATCGCCGAACTTTTCCCGATACTGGTCAAGTTCCGGGTCTGCGTCATCAACCACGAGGCGGATGGCGCCGGTATATCCCCGCTTGCGCAAGAGCTTGTATGTGGACACGTCGGCGGATCGCTTGTGCGAGAAGATCACCGCGCAAAAGGTCGCCGGATCAATCTTCGCCATGTTGCTCAAGAAAGGCCCCCATGGCCTCGTCCGCCAGTTGAACGTAACCGCGCTTGATGGCGTCATCGAAGTCGATGACCACCAGAGCGGATTGCTCGAATAGCGCCTGAACGTCCGCCGGCGCGTGAGCATACTTCTCGGCGATGAGGCCGAAGTTGAAACGGATGTGACGGGACGCGGCGAGCTTCAGAAAGCGGCGCGTCTCATGGTCAAGGCCTGGCGCCTTATCGATCTCACTTGCGAGTGCGTTGTACTTCTCGACGTCCGCGAGCTTCGCCCATGGCGGGTTCTCGCCGCGGATTTCATAGACCGGGGACGCGACCTTGTGGGTGTAGGCGTCATGGTCGAGAAGGCTTTTCTCGGATCCCGAGGCGAACAGGTCATCGAGGAACGCGCCGTCAAAGCCCATCAGGCCAACGTCAAATCCCTCGGCCTGCAAGTCGCCGATCTCGACCTTGAGCAGGTCCATGTCCCATCCGGCATTCTGCGCCAGCTGGTTGTCCGCAAGCACATAAGCCCGCTTCTGCGCGTCGGTCCAACCCGTCGCCACGATGCAGGGGACTGCCTCGATCTTCAGCTTGCGCGCAGCCATCACGCGGCCGTGGCCGGCGATGATCCCGCCCGCTTCATCGATCAGGACCGGGTTGGTCCAACCCCATTCGCGGATTGATGCCGCTATCTGCGCCACTTGCGCCTCTGAGTGCGTGCGAGCATTCCGGGCGTAAGGGATCAGGCTGGCCACTGAACGACGTTCTGGCGCATCGCTAGGCCACTTCGCGCGCGTTGACGTTACAGTTTTTGACTTCACGAAGCGTACGTCCATCCATAATCGCTGCGCCAGTTCCCGTTCACCTCGACATAGCGAAGCTTCTCGATGCGCACGCGGCCATCGCTGAACGTCACGGTCACGTCCGTGTCGCCATAGCCCATGCCGAGGCCAGTCGTGGTCAGCGTGACCTGGCCGGATGAAACCGCAACCGATCCGCTGATGTTGCTGTCAGTGACAGCGGCTGTGATGGTTGCGCCGTTCAGCACGTCGGTAAAGTCTAGGACAGCTTTGCCCGTCTCGTCCTCTCGTTGCTGCAAGACGAACCTCCCAACACGATGGTCTTTAGTGACGCCGCGCAAGATTTCGCGGTTGTTCTCGCGGTATCGGATGATCGGGTTGGGATAGGCCATTGAGGCTATACCTCACGAATACTGTAACTATACTCACGCACATGTGATTAGGAACGGCCCATGTAACCTTGAGCGGTAACCTATCCCGTAGTGGGCGAGTGCGTATGTTGATGTCACTGCACAAGCAAAACGCGCTTGGAGAGCAGATTGAAAATCAGCGGACCGCAGGGAGGCTTCAGCCCCTCACCTACGGTCCTAACGGGAAAAGGACACCCGCTAATGACCAAATATACCGACGAAAAAACCTTTGAACAACAGGCCTGCCTTGCCTTCGTAGGCTTGTCCGTTGTCACAGCTACCCTCGGCTTCTGGAGCAAGGGCTGGCTGCCCGGAACACTGCTCACCGTTGCGATGGTGGTGATTGTGTTCCTTCTGTCCCGCGCTGTGGAGCGTGTGATGGAAGCCTGGGAGACCAAGAACTACGCCACGGCAGTGATTGCCGGCGTCCTCGGCGTAGGTTTCGGCTGCATCGAGGCCGGGCTTAACCACGTAGGCCTGGAACACCTCAACGCAGAATACGCCTTGGCCCCTGATTGGGCGCTGTGGCCCGCCTGCTTCTTCATCTCGCTGGTGAACGTGTTTGCCAGCTTCGGGTTCGCAAGGGCCATGAAGGACCACAGGCAGGTGGCTCCGGTTACAAATCCGGCCCGCCAGCTTGCCAGCATGCGCTGGAACAAAGTCGCCTAAATCAGACGCCCTCGGAGAAATCCGGGGGCGTTTTGCTTTCTGGCCCTATCCATTCCGACCGCTCACGAAGCAGGTTCAGCGAGTATCTGCGCTTTGCCTTTCGTCTGACGTCTTCGCGGACAATCGGCCGGTCGCTAAGAACCAGATGAAACGTAGCAAAGCCGTCATTTGGACAGTCAGCCATGAACCAGACGTAGACATGCCGCCGGCGCGCCGCAGCCAGGCGAAAGCCTATCGCCCCGACAGCCTCGTCGCGTTCGGCTTCGAAGGCGCAACGCTCGTAAATGCGTTGCAGCTCGCAGATCCCGTCAGCATCGGGAGCGGTAAGCGAAACAACGATGAAATCAAGGGTTGCGACAGTCTCAGGATCGGGTGACCAGCGCGCGGCTTCGATGGATGCCACCATTTCGCGTGATGGCAGGATCATGGCGCCCCGGAATCAAAAATGGCGGCTCCACACAGGAACCGCCACTCTGAATTTCCCAAATAAAGCGATTTGTGGGCGCTGTAAAGTCTACAGTTTACCCGGCAGGCTTACCCCATGCCAATGCTCGACGAAGCAGTTGTGTTTGGTTGTCCAGTGGCGGAAAGCCCAGCAATCGTGCTCCCACCCGCGATACAGGATGGCGGCAAGGTCATTCATGTGTTCCCGCTTCCGTGCTCGATCGCTTTCCAGATGATCCATCCAAGCAGCGGCGTTGCGGCAATCACGCCTATGAGCAGGGCAATCTGATCAATGCTCATGCCGCCTCCCGCCGAAACATGCCCATGTGATCCGCAAGGGCGGTCAAGCCGATAGCCAACACGTCAAGCGAACGCGGCGGCGAGCCGTGCATCACCCTTTGCACCTCCCGTAGTGAGCGATACGAATACCGCCGGATCGCTGTCACCACCTCGAGGTATTCGGCAACTGCGGCCTGCGCCTGCTCCAGTGTCATCCCGCCTTCGCCAGAACCTTGCACGAAGTCCCTCAACTGGCCGGCCGTCACCCGGGGCGCGCGGATGGCAACCACGTACCGAGCATAGACCGTTCGGGCGTAGCGGCCCGCGTGGTACTGTTCTTCGGTCAGGCGGGCGGCCACCCTATCGACGGGACAGACTTCCTCACGGGCGAGCCTGTAATCGCCAAATAGGGCTATCCTACGGGCGATGGTCTCGGGCGTTGGTTCGATCACCTCGCCCCGAGGGGTTTTCCGGCGTTCGATTTCCGCCTCGGTCGGGCGCAGGCCCCCGGACGGGTAGCGTGCGCCTGCTTTGCGTGGCCTCCCCAATCGCCCCATTGGATTACTCCGCTGAACCGTTGGTGAGGGTCGCCTCGACGAACGTCACGCCGCTGAAGCTGACGGGCTGGCGTGTCACGTCGATGTCGGCTGCTGCGGGTGCTTCGGCGCGGACGGCGATCAGCGCGGCGTCGGCCGCATCGAGGCGGGACTGCGCGGAGACATACGCTTCGCTGGCGTCGGCGTGAGCGCGGTTGGCGATGATCTGCACCTCGCGCGCCTCGGACAGCGCGGCGAAGGCGAGCCGCACGGCGGCGGACGCGTCTCGGAATTCGTTCAGGCACTGCGAGTGGTTGGTCATTGGTCGGGCTCCTGGATTGAGCCCGTGGTCCAGTCGATGTGTCAGCCACTGACGGGCCGATCACGGTTCGCTTGTGGCGCGAGTTGTGGCGGTGGTCAAGCGCGAGCGGATCGTAACGCTTGGGTTGACGCACTCGGGGCAACGGCGGTTCGGCTCAAACGTGTCCGCCTCGACCCTAATCATCACATCGAAGGTGGCGGAGCAGTCAGGGCATTCGGTCTGGTAAATTCCAAGCTCCGAAACCTTGCCAGTCGCTATCGACTGGTAAAACCTGGTGCCCACAAACCGATAGCCTTGGCCGTCCAGCTTCATGCCGACCAGCTTGGACCCCTCGACCCACGGATACCGCTTAACCCGCCGCTTCATTGAAAACCTCCTGAGGCAAAAACTTCTTTTCTCCCGGTGTGGGCAGTGCAAGTGGGCACCCCTCCGGGGGAGTGCCCACGTTGCCCAGTCTGCCGTGACCGTTGCCCACCTGTTGCCCACCCTTGCCCACCTGCATCCAACCTGTTGTTTCTATTCACTACCGGTGGGCAAAGTGTGGGCAATTGCCACCCAAACCTTGCGCTGCCCTTCGTCTCTGGAGAAAATTGCCCCATCCTGCTCAAGTGAGCGCAATTTCTTTCCACCATTAGACCGATCCACGCCAAGTTTATCCGCCACCTCCCAAGTGGTCATGGGGCCGTCCTGAAGCATTTTCAGGATCGCTTTGTAGGCTCCCGAGTAGGCGGATTTACGCTCTGGCTTGCTGCCCTGATCCGCGTCCACGTCATCCCTCAACACGGGCAGCAGGGACGACATCACCAGCCCGGTTTCGGGGTTCGTTACCTCTACGGCAACCAGCTCCACGGTCATCGGTTTGGGCTCGTCAGAGTGCCGCGCGGCGGTGCATTCGATCCGGCAGATTTTGGTGCCTTCGGTGCGTGTGATGCGGAACTCATTATCCACGGCCCCCAGCAGGGCGCTGGAGCCCCGCGCGCCCTTTTCCGCATCCTTGCCGCTATGGTGGACCACCGCGATGTGGGCGCGCGTGTGGGCGCGCAGCGCATCGACCGACTGCACGAACTTCGTCATGTCCTGCGACGAGTTCTCGTCCCCCGGCCCGAAGTGCCGGTTCAGGGTATCGACGACAATGAGCCCCGGCCGCACGGGCAGGCTGTCGATGGCTGCAATGGCGTTGGCGAGCCCTTCCGGGGTCGAGAGGGGCACGCCTACCGGGATGGTCCAGAATTGCGCCTGGCGGCCCTCGGATCGCTTCGCCAGCCAGACATGGACGCGATACTTGAACGTCCCCATGCCCTCGCCCAGCAGGTACAGCACGGGCTGTTGCACGACGGCATTACCGCGCCACGGCACGCCGCAGGCGACACTCAAAGCCATGTCCAGCACGTTGAAGGTCTTGTAGGTCTTTGGCGGCCCGTACCAGACGGACGCGCCGTCATCGATCACCCAGCCTTCAATGATCCAGGTCGGGTCGGGAACCGACAGCAGGCCTTGCACGTCAAGTATGGGCAGCAGCGGCCGCACAGGCTCCACGGGGGCCTTGAGGAACCCAACGACATCGAAGCCCTCGGCCACGGCGTCTGCGGCGTCCCACTTCTCAGGCTTGCCGGGAGGCGGGGCGAGCAGGCGAACGGTGCAGCCGATGGTACGCAGGTGGGCGGCTATCTCGTTCATGAACTTGATGCCCGGGACGTCATTGTCGGGCCACAGGGTCACGTTCTTGCCGGCGAGCGGCCGCCAATCGATCTTGTCGGGCTTGACGCTGGACCCGCCCGGGGCGGTCGTCGCGGTGATGCCTATCCCGTTGAGGGCGTCGGCGCAGGGCTCGCCCTCAACCAGCACCACATCCTGCGTCCGGTCGATGTCGGGGACGCGATACAGCGACCACTGGCCGGGGGGATATCCCCATGACCCGTCGAGACGCCGGGGCCGGTATATCTTCTCGGGCTTGCCGTTGTCCCGCAGCACCTTGTTGCCGGCGTCGTCGCGGTATTCGATACGGCACGTCTCGAACAGCTTCTCCCCGGTCGATGACAGGTAGGGGAAGGCGTTGACGATTTCCTCGTGCTTGACCGGGGGCGGCGGCTTGGCCGCCAGTGCTTCGTGGCGCTTCTGGACGTAGGCGGGGGGTGATCCCCCGCACCATGCGTCGAGCTCGTCCACGATCCGGGGAAGGTCGCGGCGTGTCATCCCGTTCGCGAGGGCATACAAGTCGAACACGTCGCCGCTGTCGCGGACGCCGCCGCCTTCGTTAAACTCCTTCCACAGCCCGGCGCTGTCGATGGGTGACAGGGCGATGGCGAGGGATTGCCCTGCTTCGCCTGACAGCCCGCCGATGCGCGCCGTGTCGCCCTTCAGGCCCGTGGCGTGCGGGTAGAGCGTGCGGACGAGGTCGCGGATGCGAAGCTGGACGGCGCGCATGACGCGCGTCTTCCGCACCGCTGGCAGCTCTGTGACGTTACTGGGTTTGCCCTGACGGTCGGCAAGATTAAAGTCGATCATTTGACAAACTCCACAACCGGGGATTTGCCGCTCTCAAGAACGTCGGCAGCGTCACGCATGAATTCAGAAATTTTGACGCTGATTTCTTGGCGTTCCTTGTCAGTCAATTTGTCCAGCATCACGTTGCGGCTGTACGAGTAAGACAGCCCGAAGACGTTGACGGCGAGACGCGCGTAAAATTCGGCCCGATCCTTGTCTTTCGGTAGCAGCAGCTCGACTTCAGACATGACGCGCACAAGGTTTGAGGACGTCAAAGCAACAAGACGCGTGATATGGTCGAGACGTTCTTCTTGGTTCCTCATGACCAGCACCTCCGCTTGAACGGGCAATCGCTGCACGCGTAAAACTCTGGCGTCTCGGTGCATCGCGGCCGCATGGCCCCGGCGCGGCTATCGAGAATGATCGACACCGCGCGATCCGAAGCGGCCTGCGCGCGCGCCTTGTCGAAGGGCACCATCTCGAGGTGACATTCCATCGTGTCGGCGTTGACGGCGAAGAACAGCGCCGGATTGGTCAGGCTCATGTAGCCTTGGTACAGGGACACCTGATCGGCATATTCGGGCTTGGCTTTCGCCAGGCCCCTGCTCTCTATGGCCTTCCATGACTTCTGGCCGAGGGCCTTGAACTCGACCACGAACGGGTAAGCCAGTTCCGTCAGCGGCCCGCCCGTGCAGACGCGATCAACGTGACCAGCGAACGAACCGTCAGCCACCTTGAAGCCGAGGGGCTGGCCGTTCTTGCCCGTCTGCGTGAGATGGAAACCGGCATCCACGAGCCACGTCGCGGCCATGCTTTCGAACATGTGCCCGCGCTGGAATATCCGCAGCGTGCGCGCGCTGAACCGCCAGCCCTCGTCATGTGGCGTGCCGAGGAATTCGTACTGCACCTTGCGCTCACAGGGCGAGCCGATTGAGGACGCGCCGACATAGGTGCGCCGCTTCTCGGATGGCGGCGGGAGCTTGTCGATAAGCGCATGGATGGCCGAGACGTCTGCCGTGCGGACCATCGAGCCCGGATTAAAGTCGATCACTTGCGCACCTGTTGCTTGACGGGGTCCGGATCGCCTGGCTTGCGCCGGGCGTAGGCGTTGCACTGCGGGTGATAGGTATCCCGCACCATCCTGAAATGCGGCGACACCTCGCCCTTGCACTGCGGGCGTGGCATCCGCTGGAGCCAGACGCAGCCCTCACAGGTCGTGTTCTGCGCCTTGATATGCGCAACGGCGGTTGCTTGTGCCGAGGCGTCGCGAAAGACGCGGGTTCGTGTCTGTGTCATGCAGCGCGCTCCTGAAGGATGGCGCGCGATGCCAGGCGCATGGCGACACGGGTGCAGATCATGGCGACACGCTCGGCCGTCAGTGCGTCCGTCTGCGCTTCGATCCGCCGTCTGGCGTAAATGACTGTAGTGTGGTCGCGCCAGCCGAATGCCTGTCCGACCTGCGTGGTGGATTTGCCCGTCTTCAGCGCGAGGTACATTCCGCACGCGCGCCAGTGTGCGAGGTCGGAAAAGCGCCGGTCGCCGGTGATCTGCGCGGGTGAGTAATGCGAGGCCTGCGCCGTCGCGGCGATTATGTCGGCAATAGAAGGTGTCATGCTGGCACCCTTTCTTCTGATGTTGGATCCTCGAGGGTGTGGATTTGCGTGTTCTCGATTGCCTCGTGCGCAATCGCGAACAGCATCGCGGCCTCCACCTTCGACCATTTGCCGAGAGGCTCAGCCCACGGCAGCCCAGACGCCTTGTCGGCAATGAGCGGCAGCGCCGCCTCGGCAAAGCCGATGGTCATCGCGTCAGGCGAGCCGATGCGCGGTGTCCCGCGACGCGTGGCCCAGTTGCAGGTCCGCGCCTGTATCCAAGTGTTGACGGCGGTGAAGGCGAGAAACCACGCCTCTTTATCCGTCACCGCATGCCGCCGATCTGCAAGCATGCGTTTGAGCGTGGCGGCCGCCGCAACGGTCGCCAGGTTGTCTGGATCATCTGTCATTGTGTGTGCCCCAGCTCGGGGGCGGTGTTACCCGCCCCCTGCCCGGTTAGGCCCACGCCGGGCGGTTGCCCGCCGGTGCAGACACGGCAGCGCCGTTCGCCTTCGCGGCCACGGCCTTGCCCTTCTTCGCGGGGACGAACCCCTTGTAGTCTTCATCGTCAGGCGTCACGGCGCGCAGCGTGTTTTTGGCCTTGCCGGTTTTCGTCTCGCCGGTGCGCTGGTCCGTGTAGTCCTTGGCCGCCTCGACCGAGAAGCGCGCGACGAACTCGAGCCCGTCGAGGTCTTCCCACTCGTTGATACGGCGGGCTTCCATTGCGGCGGCCTTGTCATCGCTCGGGTCGATGCCGTAGGCGCTCTCGAGCATGGCGCGCAGCGCCGCGTGCGAGATGCGGACCATGGTATTGTGGCCCTCGCTGCCGTTGCCGGCGATGCCGATCCAGCCCCACGCCTTGCGGTTCTTGAACGGCCCGGCGGTGACGGTGTATTCGACGTCAAGGCCCTGCGCGCCGGACTTGCCGGTCTTGATTTCGCGCAAGGCAAGGATGACGGGCGCAACAGTGCCCTCGGGGATGGGCTCGCCAACGGGGGCGGATTGACGTTCGGCCAGGTTGAAGTCGATAGACATGATGCGTGTTCTTTCTCTTGAATGGGGATTGATCAGGCAGCGGCGCGCGGTGCGGTCTTGGCGGATTGGCCGCGCGCCGTGTCGTTGAGTTTGTTGAAGAGGTCGCCCAGATGGGGTTTTTCCATCGGGTCGAGACGGCCAGAGCGGTCCTTCGCGGGGAAGCCGAAGGGGTTGTCCGGGTTCGTCACGAATGCGCGGTAGGGTTCGCCATCGTCGGGGCGGATGATTGCGAGGGTGACGCAGCAATCCACGATGCCGGGGATTTCGCGCGCGGCCTTCGCCCCGTCGATCTGCATGGCCCACGATTTCCTTTTGAAATCGTCCTCTTTCTCGTCCAGCAAGCAAACGAACACGATGTTGGTGATCCGCGCGTGTTGCATGCGCGTGATCCAGAGAACCAATTCCCTTCCCAAAAGACCGTAGGTCCCGAGAAGGTTCTTCTCGCCTTTCGCGCTCAGGCTTTCGGGCTGGTGTTCGGCCCACGCAAAGCAGAGACGGCCGGCAACCGACAGGCTGTCGATAAACACCGTGTCGTATTTCTTCAGCGCATCGGGCGAGCCGAAGCGTTGAATGCAGGCGTCGTAATGCTCCTGCCCATAGACGTCCTTCGGCCTGACGTTCGGGTTCGGCCCGGCAAGGAAACAAGCCAGGTCGCGACACTCAGACCATGTCTGCGGGCGCAGCTGGTCAACACGCAGGTCCTGAACAGCGAGGTCCCCGCTTTCAAGGTCGCAGAACAACACGGTCGAGGGGTCGAGCGTGCGCAGCAACGAAGTCTTGCCGACGCCTGCTTGTCCAAGCACCATGAGTTTAACACCGCGCTGCTGACGCATTCGGTCATCAGCGCCGATAATCGGTAGGCCGCCCATGCGGTCCTCCTTCTCCATTTTCGGCCTTCGCTCCTTGCTTCGCCCTTGAGTGGGCGCCCGTGGAGGGAGGAGAAGGCCATCGCCCGACCATATTAGACGGCTCACGCCGCCCTATTCTGGTCGCCTCCACGGGTTCGCCCTGTGAGCCACGACCAATTTCGGCCGGCGGCAATTCCTGAAATTGTTGCGCGTGTCACGCCGAACTCTGCTGCAAGTTCGGACGTGCGCTTGAGTGGAAGCTGCGCGATGATCGCCAAGACCTGCGCCTCGGTTAGCGTCGCTTGAGGAAGACTAGAGCCGACACTCAACGTGCCGTGATGGCGCTTGTCTTCACAGTTTTCGCCAGGCGTTGCCCAGCGCAGATGATTTGGATTGCAGCACGCGGGATTGCCGCACCTGTGCGCGGCCTGAAGCCACGAGGCTGACGGCTCGCCATGCGCTAGAATGCAAACGATCCTGTGCGGACCGGTTTGAATGCCTCTGAAGCGAGTGTGCCCATACCCATTCGCGTTGACGCCAAATGGCCAAACAACGCATTCGGCGCTGTCGCTAACCAGAGCGGCGTCTATCCACTTTTGATGTGCGCCGTTCGGTGCGGTCGCCTTGATCGCAAGCGGGTCGCCGTAACGGCGCAGACCGTCATAGTGATGCTGGCAATAGCCCTTCGCCGCATGTCGGCCGTCGCACCCCTCAATGCTGCAGGTCTTCATGCCGCCACCTGTTGAACGATAGCGACGACGGGCGAAATCTCGATTTCCACGCGCGGCTCGTCGGACCAGAACTTGTCAACGATGAGCGAGACGATTTGCGCGTCGTCCTTGTAGGCGATGCCGTTCAAGCCATCCTCGACGGCCTTGAGCACGTTGGAGAGGTCTGGCTTCTTCGTGGGCATATCGACGCCCGCCAGCATTTCCGCGCGGCGCTTCTTCGTGGCCGACTGCGGTATCTGCATGTAGACTGCGAGGCGCATGCGCAGCGGCCCCTCGACGGGCTGCGCGCCAGCCTGCTTTGCAAGCCAGGCAATCATGCGCTCATAGGCGACGGTTTCAGCGGGAGTGAATGCGCGGCCGCCGCGTGGCGTGGACACGAACCGCGCGCGGCCCTTGCCCTTGGGATGCCCATGCACGGTGAACTTCAGCATGGTGACACCGAATAAAAAGCCTGCGCCGAAGCGCAGGCAGTCCCGACCGGACCACGGACGGGGTTAAGGGTTAGCAGCGGGGCGCTGGGGTCCGACGGGGATTGGGACGCCCCGCTGCCGTTCGCGCGGTTTGGGGCGCGCGAATTCGTGATTGTGCGATATCGTACCGAAGCCCTTGACCCCGCGCGCGACGGCGGTAATTTGTTCCCCGTTTTTGGGATATAGGGGGCAAAGTGGCTGAATTTGTGGAAGCAATTGGACGATACGTCTATGACGCATCGAAAGGAACCGTTGCGACCGTGATGACGCGCCGGGATGCCGCCGGGAACGTCACGGAGGTCGTGACGCACTACGCCACCGTGCAGACGTTCCTCGCGTGGGCCGCAGAGATGCGCGCAGTTGAGCAGGAAATCCTGCGCCACCTCGGGCGGCAGAATGTCGTGGAACTTGGCGAATTCAGGCACATTAAGACGGGGGATTAGGGCGCTCATTGTGCGCGCTCGCGCTGCAATTCGGCCTCAAGCTTTGCGAGGCGCTTGGCGCACGCGTCCATAGTGTCGGGGAACATGCGTGACCCATTCTTGAGATCATCAAGACGGCCGCTATCCAGAAACACCTTCCGAGAGACGGTGCTGCGCGCGAGGCCAGTGACCTTGGCGTAGGCCTCCGCGCGTGTGACAAGCTGTTTGAGTTGGGTCATGCCCAACAGATAATGGGACGCCTCCCATTCTGTCAACAGGATGCTTCCCAATTTCTTTTGAGCGCCCTTCGTGGGACGCCTGCACCTATGGACATGCGCGAACGCATACGGCGCGAAATGGAAGCGCAGGGACTTAACCTGAAGTCGCTGTCGCTAAAGGCGCAGCTATCTGAAACCTACGTCCGCGACTTTCTCGAAGGCCGCTCACAGGACCCGAAACTTTCGAAAATCCAGGCGGTTGCGGATGCGCTGGGCAAGTCGCTGGCCTGGCTGACGGAAGGCGCGGAAAGCGCCGAGGTGGTGTCCATCATGCCCAGCCTCGACAAAGCACGCCGCGCACAGCTCACCGAATATGCGCGCTTCCTCGCCGCGCAGGCCAAGGCCGATTCCAGCAAGAAATAACTCCTCCGCCTCATCGCCTTAAGGTTTCATTTGCAAAAAAGATGGGACGCGTCCCACTTTAGGGCTTGCGGATGGGATACGTCCCATGCTTGTATCTCCCCACGCCCAACGACGGGCACGGAGACACACCATGTACCGCGACCACGGACCCCTTAGCGACCGCCGCGCACAGCCTTATTGCGAGGCCCCGCGCTTCACGATCACCCAACACGACGAGGCGGGCCGTCAGGTCTACCTCGCGAAAGTCGCCGCTGAAGACGCGCGGATTTCACTTAACCGCATGGGCGACGCAGCCGAACGCGCCGCGCGCTGGAAGGCCACGGACGAACAGCTTGAAAGCGTGAAGAACGCGGCGGCCGATTGCGAGCGTGCGCTTGCTGCGGCCATCGCGAAGCTGTGTGGGGAGGTGGTGTGATGATCCGCCACCCAATGACCGCCAGCGAAGCGCGCCGGAACGTCGCTGAGATGACCAGCAAGACGCCGGCCAACGCCCGCAAGCGTCTGCTTCAGATCGCGCTTGGCCCGCTGGGCAACCTCTCTGACGAGGCCCGCGCCGTTTATCAGGCCGCGCTTAATGCTCAATCGGGTGCAGCATGAGCGCCCGCCGCATCATCACCGAATACGTCCACCCGCCTATCCCGATGCGCAACAACGACTGGCGCGCGACCCGTGAAGGCGATGACGAGGACTACATTGTCGGCTGGGGCTCCACCGAACAGGACGCCATTGACGACCTGATTGCCGAGGAAGGCGCAGCGCAGGACGAGGCGGAAGCCCGTGCGGCGCGGAAGGCAGGTGCAGCATGATCCGCGAAGCCCTAGCCCTCACCCGCCCCGCCTTCGATCTTGAGCGGCACTTGGCACGAAGCGCCGAGGTGTCTGCGTTCGATCTCGCGGCGTGGGTAAAGCCGCGCCAGACCGTCAACGTGGTGCGCTCGACGTGCGCGAAGCTGCGGAGGGTGTGATGCCGCCAATGTGGCTCATCCTGTCTTTGTTGCTGCTGTTCGGAGTGGGCGGCTTCATAGCGCTTGCAGGCGGCATCCTGTCGAACAATCGCGCAACGTTTGGGTTCGGAATTACTTTGGTTGGCCTTGGCTTGTCGCTCGTTGGTCAAGGCATATCGCAAGGGGTGATCAAATGAGCAACGTAATCCCCCTCCGCCCCCACGCGCCTATCGCCATCCCCAGCGACACCATCCGCGCCGACTGCGAACGCCTGATGCGGAGGCTTGTGCGTGACGGCCGCACGCCTGAACGCGAGATGAGATTGTTGGCCGATCTTCTCGACCACATCATTGTGCGGGTGGAGACATGACCCCCGACGAAATCGACCTCCTCTATCAGTCTGTCATGCTCGCCGCGCCCATGGCGCTGGTGGGCGTGGTGATGTTCCTGGTGGTGTGGCTCTGGCCGATGGGAGGGAAGCGATGAGCGCCACTGAAGCAATCGCGCGCCTGCGAGAGTTGCAAAACGCGGCGGGTTTTGACCTGCCTATCGCGGACATAGACGCGTACACGGAGCGCAACCGGACGCCGTATATTATCTATGACGGCGGCGACCGATACGCATGGAACGTTGCAGGCAAGGAACACCGCGCCGTCATCGTCGCCGCAATGAACTCGCTCCCCGCGCTGCTGGAGTGCGCGGAGGCTTTGGAGACAGTGCGGGGTTGCGGCGTGCTCCCAATTTCCGTTGGTCGGATAGTAGACGCCGCCCTTCAGGCGCTGGCGGAAGGGGGTGGGGAGTGAGACAGATTTCAACGCAAGCGAAAGTCTACAAAGGCGACGTTGACCCGGAAGATTGGGTTGTGTGGGCCATAGGCGATGATGGCGACATAGTCGTCAGCGTCTTTGCGGGTGACGACGCCGAGGGCCGCGCGCTGGAATACGCAAGCGCAAAGTACGTTGGCTTTACGGTTCTTCCCAAGGACACGCCGCGCCCCAATTTGCGCCTTGTTAAGCGGGAGGACACCCCATGACCCACCCCCACCCCCGCGCGCTGGAGGCGGCTACGGAAGAGATCGTGAGGCGCACAGGTTGGCTGCGCAGCAATTGTGAAGATATCGCCCGCGCCGCCGTCACCGCGTACATCGCAGAGGCTGGCGATGGACGCCTCTCCGAGCTGGAGCGGGAGAATGCGGCGCTTAGAGAACGCGAAGTGCTGTTGGTAGATGCCCTGCACAATGTCGGCATCGGCGGAAACCACGCCGCACTTTTGATTGGCTCAGATCATCCGCCTTACACAACCAGCCAAATCGAAGCCGCAAAGCATTATGGCGGAAACCTTGACGGCATGAACGCTTGGTTTTGTTGGCAGTCGATCATGAAGGCCATGCGCGAGGCTTACGACACGCTGCCTGAAGACGTTCGGAACGCGGCTTGGAAGCGCATGGAACACCGCCGCGCAGCACTAGCGGGGAGCGGTGAGAAGTGAGCCTTGTAAAGACAGAGGCAGTTGCCGCCCTTCTCGACGTAGACCCCAAGACCGTCCGCGCCCTTGTGGACGCTGGCTCCCTGCGCGCGGTAAGGATTGGTAAACGCTGCCTCCGCTTTGATCCCGCCGACGTCGAAGAACTACGCACGGCGAACGCTCCCTTGGTTCCTGCTTCGGCAAGCCCATCGGCTCCGCAAGTGTTCGGCGCGGTGTACTTCGTTCGCAGCGGCGAATTCGTCAAAATAGGTTTCACGTCAACGCCGCTTTCAGTGCGGCTGAAGTTTCTTCAGACCGGCAATCCGCACAAGCTCGAAACCATTCATCAGGTGCGGAACGTGGAGCGGTCATTCGAGCGCGTCATGCACGCGCAATTCGCTCATGTGCGGCATCGGGAAGAATGGTTCCTTGCCGACTATTCCCTGCCCCACCCCGTCAAGGCGACGACAACGAGCGTTGCGCGGTTTGCGCAGGATATGCTGCGCAATGAAGCGGCAACACTTGAAGCGTGGAAGGTTGACTGGAGGCGCAAGAAGTGACGCCTCACGCGCTCAACCGTCGCCAGGCTGCGGAGTTCGTTGGGGTATCCCCCACGACATTCGACAAGCTGGTTGAGCGCGGCCATATGCCCAAGGCGCGGCAGTATCCGGAGACGCGCCGTCTGTTCTGGCTGCGATCCGAACTTGAGGACACCCTTAACGAATTGCCAACGGTCGAGGCTAACCCTTACGCTGGGGTTCGCCTGTGAGGCCGGATATGGCATCGATCAAATGGAAAGGCATCACGCGCGACGTGAGCCGACACGGCAAGGTGCGCTGGTATTTCAGGGCGCCGGGAAAGCCGCGCGTCAGACTGCAAGGCGAGCCCGGTAGTGAGGAGTTCGCCCTAGCCTACTTCGCAGCCCGCAATGGCGAGCCCATGCCCCCCGTGCGCTCTACAGGCCCGCGCCGGGGTACGTTCGCCTATATCGTGCGCCACTACCTTACGAGCCGGGATTTCAAGGCGCTTGACCGAAAACTGACCCAGCGCCCGCGCGAACGGCTGCTAGAGGCGCTGGTCGAGAAGATCGGCCACCTGCCCGCGTCGATTGACCCGATGACGCTTCGGCAGTCGGTCAAGGACCGCACTTATGCGCAGGGCAAGGACTTCCTCGCCGCGTTGCGCGCTGTGTACCGCCTAGCCTGCGATGACGGGCTGGTCCCGTCAGATCCAACGGCAGGCATCAGGCGCAAGCCAAACGTCACGGAAGGCCACAGGACGTGGACGGCTGAAGATTGCAAGGCTTATGAGGAAAAGCACCCGCTCGGAACGCAAGCGCGGACGGCTTACGCCATAGGGCTATATACAGCCCAGCGGATCAGCGATGCGGTGAAGATCGGCAGGCCGCATGAGCGCGACGGGCGCTTGCGCTTTGTCCAGGCGAAGAACGCGGGGCGCCGGCCCGTCGCAATCGACGTTCCGATAGCGCCGCCTCTCAGGGCCGCGCTGGACGCATGGCAGGGCAAGGGCCTGACCTACCTTGAGACGGCCTATGGCGAGCCGTTCAGGACCGGGAAGGGCCTACAGAACAAGTTTCGGGAATGGTGCCGGGAGGCAGGGGTACACCCCGATTGCAGCTTTCACGGGCTTCGGAAGGCCACAGCGGCGCGAATGGCCGAGGCGGGCTGCACGCCGCACCAGATCATGGCGGTGCTTGGACACTCGACGCACCAGCAGGCCGCGACCTACACCGCGAAGGCTCAGCGGGCCGGTCTGGCAGACGATGCAATGGGGGCTGTTTTTGGCCGGTCTGTCTCACCAGAAATTCCGAGGCTGTCGCACCTCAGAAAAGCGTCACGAAATCAGACGCTTGCAAAACCGCTGGCAGTCCCTAGGGGAAGGGACAAAGCGTGACGGATCAAGGCGCTATGGGCAAGGTGCGACAATTCCAGCGTCGTGAGAATTCAAGGCGTTGTGTTTGGGCTTGTCGCACCCTCACAGCCGATCAATCACCACAGCGAACCAGACCAGCGCGCTAAAGCTGGAGATGACCAGCAACAGCGTCTTCAGAAACGGCACGTACCTCATTGCCGCACATGCACGCGGATGACCCTTTCGGGATACCAGCGCGAGCCCGCCTCAACCATGCATTGCCCGTCGCGGTAGCTCACACGCAGGCCACTATCAGCCCAGCGCGCCGCGCAGTCATGCGCATGGCCGGCCACGAACGCCCACGCGCCGACGGCCCCGGCAATCGCGACGGCCATAGCCGCCAGGACTGCCGGGGAGAGGGTCACACTACAGGGCGTTGTTGTTCCGGCGAAAGAAGCGCCAGCCGATAATGCCGAACGTGCCGGCCGCGATGAACGGCACCACGTCCTTTAGCAGCGGGATGGGAACGCCACCGCTCCAGATCCAGCCGAGATACGCAAGAGAGACGACACCCACAACGTCGAGCAGGGTATCGAAGTCCGGTACAGTCACAGTCTTTGCAGCCATTTCACTCTCCTAGAGTTTACACCCAGCCTCAAGCCATTGCGCCACGTTGGATGTGGCGTAGTCCTTCGCCGCGTCAGGCCAGGTTTCATATTCAGCGCGGGAAATGGATTTCGGGGCTTGGCCCCGGCAGAACTCGATCAGCAAGCCGACACGCAGATCCTCAACCGGCTTTACCGCTTCCGCCTTCTCCTCGGAAAAGAACGGAAGCGATGGGGTCTGGCACGCTGTTAGCGTCAGGGTAGACAGGGCTGCTATCGCGAGCCTCGATTGCTGCATCCGCATGTGATCTTTCCTCTGTGATGATTTCAGCGCTACGCGTGGTGACAGCTTCGCGGGCTTGCGCCTGCTTCACGGCTGACGCCTCGCGCTCTGCTTTACGCCCCGCGTCCTTCAGGTGGCGTTTGACCGCCTCCCATCCGAGAAGCGCCACGAGCAGCGCCGCGACCCAGCGGGCCAGCGGGTTGTCAGTGAAGAATTTTTCTATTGCCGCCCAGCTCATTCCTTGCCCCTATTTCAAAAGCGTTCGAGCTTCGACCATGCCCTTGGTCATGACCTTCGTGCCGCGCTTGCGTGTGAACCAGCCGATTGCGGCCACGACTGCGGTAGCAGCGAGAGCAATCACAACAGGATCGCGCGACAGGTCAAAAGCGATAGCGCCGACTGCCGTCCCGATGCCTAAGCGCGTCGTGATGACCTGGATCAGCGAGCCTGCGCCAACGATGACCATCCCGATGCCGCGCTGGCTATCCGTCATGTTCTTCGCGCCGTTCTCTGGCGCGACTTCGCCGTAGGGAATGCTGCGCACATCGACCGTCTTTGGCGCGATGATAACGGGCTCCGGGGGCTTGGGAGCGGTAACCGGCGGCGGCGACGGCTGGGGAGCCGGATTTATCGCCACCGCCGGCCCTGCGACAGCGGGACCACTCGGCTGCACAGGAATGGGCGCAGATACCAGCGGAGGGGGGCTGGGCTGGGGGGCTTGCTTCTCCGCTGGCTCCGCATCGCCCTCCGCCTCAATCACAGAGGTCGGGGGTTCAGCCTTTTTCGCGATCACTTCGGACCACTGTTTCTTGAGAATGTGAGACGTGTCGGGCGGCTTCGACGTATCAAGCCGCGCACGCATGAGGGTGTCTTCCAGAGACGTGCTTTCGTTCGCGTCGATCTGCCCGCCTTCGGTCACTTGCAGCTTGATGACGCTGATGCTGCACGCGTTCTCCCACGGGAGGTCGCAGAACAGGCACGCCTCAGCCAGCCTTCGCCGGTAGAGGCCCTTGAGCGGCTTGCCACCTGCGCGGCAGTTGCGCGGGAACTGCAACAGCGCCGAGCCGTAGCTGCCTGGCGTCATCACCTTGCCCGCATCCGTCACGCCGCCGTTAAGGCAAGCCTTCATCGATTTTGGGATGTAGCCTAGATTGAAGACCAAACTTGCGAGCGCATCGAATTCGCCCTGCGTCAGCGGCACTGTGATCTGGTCCCGCACAATCTGCGCGTGTCGTGCCACGTCCTCGTCCAGCAGCGCATCAGCTTCAGCAAGCGTTATGCGCTTGCCGACAACCGCAACCGGTCCGGTCCTGCCGTATCCGATGGTCGGGATGCCGATAGGGTCGAGGTAGCCGGTAAGGCTCAACCCCTCGAAGTGCCGGATAAGGTCTAGCGCGGCCTTCGACGGGTACAGCTCACTCGGCGGCCTTCGGCGCAATATCTCTATTGCCATCGTCTTTATCCTCCGAGAGATCGGCTTTGGTTTCGGTTCGCGCCTTGCGCATGTCTTCGATCAGGCGGCGGCGCGATGTGGTGCGCCCCCCGCGTGATCCGTTTTCCTGCGCTTCCTTGCGCTTGCTCATACCCATCTGGACCGCAAGCAAGGCCTGCGCGCCGACAGAGCCGCACGCCTCGAGAAGGATCACCCAGAACAGCGCGAAGATGTCCCTGAACGTCACGCCATCGAAGCCAGCGAAATAGCGCGCCGGAGCCTGGAACACCGCAGGCAAAGCCGGATCGCCAATGGCGGCTTCCGTCGCCTGCTGACGTGCGCCGAGGCGGTCTGTTTCGGCTTTCGTGATCACTTCATCCTGCGCCGCAAGCTTGATGCGTGCGTCATCCTCATACGCTGCAATCTGCGCTTCGAATGCGGTCAGGTTGTCATTGCCGCCAATGCCGTCAGACAGCACGAGCCGCATGCTTTCACGGGCGCCCGCAACCAGCCTGTCACGGTCGGCGCGAATTGCTTCCTTTTCGCCAGTTGCGCGGGCAATGATTGTGTCGGCGCTTTCGGTCGATGCCGTCTCCGTTTGCGTAATCGCGGCGCCCTTACGATAGTGCCAGTCGTTTCCTTCAGTAACGAAGCCTAACGCAGCGATGCCACACGCAATCAGCCCCATGACCCAGATGAAGCGCAGCGTGCGGCCGGCAGAGGCGTTCAGCTTGTTGGTTTTCAAGTAAACTATGGCTAATCCGCCGAAGATGACGAACGTCCTGAAGACGATCCCCGCAGCCATGAAGCTGGTTTCCATGCCGGGCGGGGCGAGGCTGGAGTAAAACTGGCTATCCCAGACGTAGAGCGTCAGGCACGCCACCACGACAGCGGCCCAAAGCGCCGAGAACGTCACGAAGGACACAGTGAACGCGGGAGCGTGATCCCTGACCCACCGGCCAGCAGACGCCCACTCTGCTTTGGTGGGGGCTCTCAACGCCCCACCCCTTGAAACTCGGCCCATCTCTCGAGGCCGAGCTGCATCACCGCGAAGCAACCCACGGCCATCAGCGCCCAGCCAAAAGCGGGAATTCGTGACCAGCCCGAAATCTTCTGCGTGTCTTGTACCTGCGCAATTTCACGCTTGTGCGTTGAAAGGTCGGCGCGGAGATGGTCGATTGCCTCGACCAGCTTCTGGAGCCCGTGGCGCACTTCCTGGCTGTCGGATTGCAGGGATGCGAACTTGGTCCGCATCTCGGTTTCGATAGCTGTCACCTTCGCTGCGATCTGTTCCACGTCTTCTCCGTTTGCCTTGCGTTTCCGCAGTTGTTCGAAGTCCTCCGCAACCTCACGCAATTCACGCTTGAGCGCCTTGAAGCGCTCATTGAAATCGTCATCCATTGTTCCCAGCCTTTCAGTTTAGGGCGTCAGGCTTCCAGCCAGCGCCCCAGCGTCTGCCTTCGCTCGAGGTCTTGCAGTTCCGCTTGCTCGCCAGCCGTGAGGCCGACAGAGCCGTCCTCGTTGACCTTGATTTCCGGGGCGATGAGGTAGTGCCGTAGCTCCTTGAGACGCTGCGACAGACGCGCGCGTGCGTCGTCCATCGTCTCGTCTGCCATCATCAGGTCTGCGAAAGCGTGTTCCGGTTCCGACGCGGGCGCAGGTTCAGGTTCTGGCGCAGGTTCAGGCTCAGGCGCAGGGGCTGGCGCCGCAACCACATCAACAAATAACGAGCCGTCCTCGTTGCGCACGTTACCAAGCCACGGCACTTGCCCGGCTTTCAGCTTCTCGCGAAGGTCAGCATAGACCTGTCCGTGTGCTGGCTTTTCGCGATCATATACAACGCCGCTGCGCCTTAGAGGGTTGTCGCCGGATTGTTCAGCGGCGGCGTTCTTGAACTCAATGATGGAATAATCCGGCGGTATCGGGAGCGCTTCCCCGCCCTTCTTCGACAGGTAGTCAAGCGCATAGTGGCCGACATCCCGATTGGCCGAGATATAGCGCGGCGATATATAGACCTTGCAGATGGTCATACCGCCCGACAGCGTCACGTCCGCAAAAATGCCCATTGTGTTTTCCTTTTGAATTAGTTCGGGACGCGCAGAAGCTTAAAGCCCGCGCCGCCGCTATCGTTTGCGCCGAAACTCAACTGCGCGCTGTTGATCAGGATGACAGCGTCAGACGGTAAATTGAGCTTCCCCGAACCAGCTTGACGCCCAAACGTCAGGTTTCCGCTGGCAATACGGAACGACCAGACGTTCGTGCCGTCGCTCAACACAGAGTGAGCCTCGGAGCCGTTATAGACGTAGAGAGATGTGCTTGTGCCAATTGCCGCCTTGCCCGCAATGACGGACGATTGAGCCTCGCCCGCAACAAGGTTTTCAAACCCGTACCCGGCAGCGTTGCCCCTTGAGTTGCGCCTCACGATCACCGCGCCTGTGCCTCCGGTCGGGAGCGGCGTTCCGTTTGCTTCGTCAAGGCGATCAATGACAATCCGGCCCGCTGTGGTGACGCCGACCGTGTCAGTGCCTTCGACATAGGCCGCATTCGTGCCGCTATACTGGTCGATATGCAGTGCCTCAGTGTAAGTCGCGTTACCAGCGCGCGTGCCAGACACAAGGAACGGCCTGCCGGTTCCAACCGAAATAGACCGCAGCATGTTGACAACAATGTTGTCAGCGTTCTTGAACCAGACCGCGTCTCCGTTTGTGTGCAGAAGGTCTATAGAAATAATCTTCGCTGAAATTGAAGTATTGGCGTTTGACGACCCGTTGAACACAACGCCGATACACGCATCGGACGCAGTCGTGTCGATTAGTCTTCCGGCCATATCAAGGTCAAAGTTTTGACAGTCCGCAGCTTCGCCAAGCGTCGTGCCGGTGACAAGGCAGTCAAACAAGACCGCCTCGGTGCCCTCGCAGTTGGCAAAGTAAAAACGATATATTCCGTTGTATCGCGATGTGACGTGCAATATGCGCGTGGCGTTGCCGCCGCTGTCGAAAGTGATATCAACAAACCCACCAGCATCTTCGCGCGGCGTACTAGCTGTCCCGCTGACCGTCCTGTGACGCGCCATCGTGATTGCGGCTGTAGCCAGGATACGCGTGCCACCACGTGCGACGTTCGCTCCAACATCGTGATTGGAGCCGCGCCCCGCGCCCTTTACGAGAACGTTGGAATACGTGTTATCAAGCACCGAGTTGATTGCGATGTAGCTCGTGCCTGTCGGCGGCAGGATGACTTCGCCGCCGCCGTCCGTGTTGCACTGAGCCATCGCGGCGGTGATTGCTGTGACGTTGTCCGCTGGTACGCTTCCGGATGTGGAGCCTTGCGTCAGGCCGAACCACGAAACGTCAATCCGGCCTTTCGTGTAGAGCCTGACAAAACGCCCCGCCCCGCCGCCGTCAATCGCCAAGATCGTCCCGCCGTTTGCGGTCGTGGTTGATGCGCTGTCATAGAGCCACTGGCCCTGCCCGCCATCGTTCTCCGAAGAGCGGCCAAGCGTCTGATATAGCCCGTTGTCCACAAGCCCTGTGCTGGACGTTAGCGCCGTAAGCGCCGCATTGTTCGACACGATCAGAGGCGTAAGGACAGCCGCGCCGGCCGCGTCCAGTTCTGCGGGGACGTAGATCGTGTCGTACGTCACCGCCTCGGCTGCGTCGGTGATGGTGAACGCATAGGACAGCGCGGGGTTGACGTAGACGACACGGCCAGCGGCACCCAGCGTGGCGGGGTTGCTTGCAGGCGTCGTCAGCTCCGGGTCGGTGTAGAACGTGCGGCGCGTTCCTGTCGGTGCGCCGGCAGATGTCGGAACCCAGCCGTTGACCTTGAACGTAGACGCAATGGTGCCGTTGGCTGCTACGGCGGGGATGTAAAAAGGTACGCCGTTCGCGCTAATTGTAGCCTCCCACGGATTTCAGTTTTGCTTGATAAGTTCTTTTGTTCGGAAGGCCCGTTACGGACGTCCAAACAGCTCCGCGCTTGATCGCTGCGACGGTGGTTCGAGAAACGCCGAAATCTTCTGCAACCAGGCGATGTATTCTGTTGTCGCTCAGGATCATGGCGACGTCGTCTGCACTCAGTTTGGCTGTCGGCCTGGCCTCGCCAGACGAGCGCGTTCCATGAACAATCTGGTCGTCTGAGTTTTGCTGCGGAGTGGCCCAGTACAGGTGGTTCGGATTAACGCAGGCAGGAACACCGCACCGATGCGCAGCCTCCGCGTGATCGAATGGCGGGCTCCCATGCGCGAGAATACACATGGCCCTTGAGGCGGCCATCTTTTGCCCGTTGAGAGACGCGCCGCCGTAACCCTTTTGGCGACGTCCGTATGGCCATATCAAGCAGTCTGCTGACTTGTGTTCGGTATGCTGCAAGAGAAAACTCTGCGTCATTCCGCGTCGATAACTTGGTTTGATAGCTCCATGTCTCGTCAAACGGGCGTAGCAGGTTCCGCAGAAGCCGCGAGCCAACACTTTGTTTCTGCCGCACTCAGAACAGCAAGTTGCGGCCATTGCTCAGGCTCCAATGCGAAAAACCCCGCCTTGTGAGCGGGGCCGGGTCGTTT